CAGTCTATTGTTACTGTCTGCAACATATAGTGTCCCCCGCGACATATTATACCAATATATGCCAAAAACGTGCGGACAATAAATAAGCCGTATTTTTCAAGGGTAAAAAACGCACTCAAAACGAAGCGGTTTGCGTTAGGTTTTAGCAAAAAAAAGCCCGCACTAAGGCGGGCAATGGTTTCTCACCACTCAAACACTACGGACTATAGCGGATGATTTCTAAGGGCGGCTCGTCGTTAGTTCTTAGCTTCACCACCCTGTAGTCTGATAATACGGCCATATCCTCTTGGTGCCGTGTTGCCATTGCTTGCGCCGCTTGTATTGCGATGACCCAGTTTTCTAGCTCCTCGTCAGTCGCCCGTACAAACCTGCTGATAAAGTTGTCGCCAATCGGGATGTCCGTCTCTGCCATTGGTCTGCCCCCACAAATCCACCATTTCGCAATACTCTTGTTCTATGACAAGAGCCTCTTCGTAATCACCTTGCCCTGCTATTCCGAACGCCGTGAAAATCAAGATGACTGCTATAATGCCTAGCGCCATCGCATCCGTCGATAATTCCCTCATACAAAACCCTCGCTTTTTCGTTATTGCGCAACTTGTCTAAAGCCGCTGTTTCGATTTGCTTTACCCGCTGACGTGAGATACCCATCTCTGCGGCTACCTCTGTCAGTGTCATTTGCTCTACATACTTACTGCTCATCTGCCCCCCAGCAAAGGCCGCTATGCGGCCATAACCTCCGTGATAACTGCGGCTTTTGTAGGCCGCTTAAAAAAACCAAACTTAGCGTCTTTGTCTGATGCTGTCACCGTAGCGGTGAACGTTATGCGAGACTCACGCTCTGCATCGTCGAGGCTAGATGGCACTGAACCCCACACACGGAAGCCTCGGTCATCCTGCACGAGCATCTTAAGCACGTCGCCATAAATTGACTCCTGACGCTTAAACGCCAGCACGGTGCCAGTAATAACGACGCGACCCTCTGGTGCATCTTCGCCCGCCTCGTGTGCCGCATCACGCTCTGCACGTTGCGCATCACGTTGCTCTTGCTGGTACTTCTGCAACCTAATGAGGTCGCCTACCAGCTTTTCGTGAATAGCCTCACAAATGTCCTGTGGGCAGTGCGATACAGTCACGTAGCGCATTGGCTTGCCGTGCTTGTCGTCAAAAACGCGTGACGCGTAAACATCAACAATCTCACGAGTGACCGCTGGCAACTCCTGCCACTGCATCATGAACTTGTCGGCACGGTCGGCAGGAACAACAAACTTTGTCTCTTCTCCGAATGCGCCTAGAGCAATGCTTTCGCGCTCTTTAGGGAAGGGCAAATACTGGCCTGCAAGGTAAGCCGCCTCAAACTCATTGTCACCCTCTTGCCAGACCCAGACATAGCCGTCAAAAGGCGCGTGTAAGCGGCCAGACTTCTCAGAAAAAATAGGCTCTGCACCTTCGTTGCGATTAGCCGCCGCACGTTGTAGGCGAGTGTCATAAGCCTTAACACCGCGTTGACGTGCAACCTCGTAGTTAGCGATGCGATTTTCTAACCAGTTAAAAAAGCTACTCATTACCCTTCTCCATATATTTAGCTATGGATACTACTCTACTGATATCTTTATCCCTTGCAAGCACTTTTTTATCTTGTTGTGTAAATAATATGGGGGAAGCGGGGCAATGTGACAATCGTGACATTTTCAATCACCCGTAATGACGGGCAATCTCTGCGATGAAATAGTCTTCGTTAGGGTGACGCGATAGGCGCTTGAGGTACTCTTCCTCTGTGACGCCCTTGTCTCTACCCAGTCGATTAAGTAGCTCTGCGATTCTGTCGGTTACGACAATGTGATGCCGCTCGCCGAAATACTGCCGTTGGCTCTGTACACACATGACAACATCCTCCTGTTGCCCTGCTATTATAGCATATAGGCAATCAGTTATACGAAACGATAACGTAGTCGGGATTCTGCTCTTTCTTGCGTACTTCTTCGCGGTAGTGCTTGGCTATCTCATCGCGCACGGCTTTGTTTTCTTTGAGGATGCCCCTGCACTTCTCGGTCAGTAGCTCTAAATGACCTGAGCCTAGCTCTGTTTCTAGCCAGCCGCTGAAGCTCAACGGATTTTCTGTCATTACGCGGTGATGGTGGTGGCATAGCGTTACTGCGTTGTCCATCGAGTAGCGAACAATCTTGCGCCGTCTGCCGTAGATGTGCGCGCACTCAAGGCTTTGGTCAGTACCGCAAACAAGACAAGCGCCGTCTCTAGCTCTTACCGCTTTACTAAACCAGATATCCGCGTTTGTTCTTTTGATCGCCATAGTAAGTCTCTTTGGTAAATCGGCGCTCGCGCAGTATGGCCTTTTCCCAGTTACCACACTCGCAAAACCAGCCCCGCAGTGTGCCGTTGTGGCCTGTAAATTGCGGCTTCATTGCCTTAGAGCAATCAGTGCATTTCACGGTCGAGCCGCCAGTCATCAATAGTTGTGAGAAGCGCCGCGAGCCATGACGTTGTAAAAGACTCAATATCGACATCTATCGTTATCCCCTCGGGACATGCTACGTCTATGTATACGTCAGTCATGTCATCATTGCGCGTGTTGGTTGTTGCCGCTGTTATTGCGTCTACCCTGCAAACGACTTGCCCGCCATCAGGTAATGGCATTGAGATGATGGGCATTTTTTCTATCACTGTAGCGCCTCGATACCTACCTTGAAGCGACTGAACTCGCCATGCTCCTTGTCTAATACTACACAACTTATCGACCGCTGTGACCCGTAACCACTAGCGGAGTGCCATGCGTCTGGTGGTGGCAGTACGCTCCAGCTTTCCCACGTAAGCCCGCCTAGCTCCTCTGCTTGCTTGTGATGAATGTGACCTGTCCACGCAAAGCGGTATTTGGTGCGGCCCCACTCTTCCGCATAGTCGCGTGTGATTGCCTCGTACAGTTGTCTAGTGCGTATCTTGTCGCCGTGATGCGTGACAACGAAGTTGTTGCCCCACTCAAAGTGTATGAACTTGTTGAAGTTGTCGAATACCTTTACCCGCTTGTCTTTTTCGTAGTACATGCGGAGCATCTCGTTGAGCCATAGGGAGGCGTCAGGGTCGTGATTACCGCGAGCGTTGATTAGCCATACCTCATCATATTGCTGAAGCATGCGAGTCACGATAATCTGAAACAGGTTGCCTGCGGCGCGTATTGTCTTGCCTGCTCTGCCATCAACGTCTAACGGCGTCCCTGAGCCTGTCTCGCCCTTTAGGTTATTAGCGTGAATCATGTCGCCCACGTTGAGCAGTACGCCTACTGAGCAATCGCCTGTGCTTTCTAACAGCTTATCGACGCCTTTTATGAGCGTGTCTTGTGCTATGTGCAAGTCCCAAGGGTCACTACCTGTCTCAGGTGACCACGCCAGCATGCCAAGGTGATGGTCGCCAACGATAGTGACGGCCATACGCTCTTTCAGTTTCTTGGATTTGCTTTTCTTGACAGGCTTTGCGAGTCCTTTCAACTCGTCTTTTAAGCCCTCTTTGAAATGTTCTAGTGCGACCTGTAGCGCATGCTCTTTGTCTGACTGGCTTTTAACCCACTGACCGACAGGCTTGCCCTCGTCGTTGTAGTACGTCGAGACGCCTTTAACTGTGAAGCCATCAGGGACAGGGTGCGTGTAGTCATGTTCTGGGCTATAGCCCTGCTTGGCGGCGTAATTTTTAACCGTATCCAAGTGACCGACAATGGTGGTTCGTGATAATCCAAGTTCTTTTGCAATGACTCGTTGGCTTACGCCTTGCTCTACTCGGCTGATAACTTCTTTCTGCCTTTCGGTTTTGCAAAACTGTATAAGGCTCATGCCTCATCCCCCCAGTTTGCGGTACTCCGAATTGGTAGGGTGTGTGAGCTTGACCCCTAGATCAATACACCACGCCTCTACTTGTTGCATGAAGTATAGCATTTCTCCTCTGTCTAGCGTCGAAGTGCGCCGAACCTGCGCGGGTATGGTCGTGTTTGAGATTTCGAGGTCTTCTGTTCCGAGAAATTTGTACTTGACCATCATCTTGATGTCTTCCTCGTTGCCAGTAAAACCGCCTTTCTTTTTGAAGTGCCTCAGCATGTCACGACACCACACATGAAACAGGTCATTTTGACTCAGCGAGCGGCGCGGCTTGTACTCCTTAACCTGCCATGACACTGGCTTGTCCCAGCACCACTCTTTTTCGAGAAACGTCTGAAATGCTTTGAGCCGATCTTTAATTTCAATCGGGTCTTTGATTAGCCAAAACTCACCCATCATTTTGCTTCCTATTTCGTTTCTTCATGAGGTTCAGCCACAGCCACTCTATCGGGCGGACATCCTCTGCATCTATGACTTCCCTTTCACCATAGCCAAAGTCTTTGCGATAGCAGTCAAACTCAAAATCAACTCGCGAATATGCACCGTTGATACGCATCACGGCAGGGTCATCTGTGGCACCAACAAGTACAGCGACATCCGCCTTAAACTTTGCCATGCTGTCGAAAATTAACGGGCCAAATTCTTTGTTCGTAAATTTTACGTCGATAGCCACGTCGTCAAACCAAAGATCAACGCCGCCATCGGTCATGACATTTACTGTCGGCAGGTCAATGTCGAGCAATCTAGCTACTGCGATTTCAGCCTTATACCCCAATATATTAGCCTCAACTCTGCTCTGCTTTTCGTTTTCGAGGCGAGGTTTGAAGCCCATCAATTTTTCGCACAAAGCGACCGTGTCTGCCCCCATACACTCAGCAGTCAATAAGTCTTTCCGACTGAGCCTAAACTTCATCGCGTTACCCTCTCACCCTGAAACGTCACGTATTGCCCGTACTTTTCTAGGCATGACTCCCTGAACCGTTCGCTTTTCATAAAGTCGTGGGTCAGGTCATCCAGTTGCGTCCACTGCTTCATCGGCTTTTTACCGCTCTGCTCGTACTCCTTCTGAGCGAATGGACTGCCGCCTTTCTGGTTAGCGCGTGACAGCCATGAGTTTACGAAGCGAGGCATACCCCGCTCTGTCTTACGCTTAGGTTCGTTAGAATCAAGCCATACGGTCATCACGTTTAGCTCTGCAAATACATCGACCTCGGGATAAGCGTGTTGCCAGCTCAGTATCTGCTCGTCAGTTGGTTGCCAGTCAGTGCCGTCTTTGCAAATCATTACCCTTCTCCTTTTTTTAGACAATAGAAATCATTTAGAGGCGGTTGTTGCCCTATACAGAATTCTAGCTAGTCCGTCATCCCTACAGTATCAGTGCAGATAATTAACGGCTCTGCCAGACCGCGCCCTTACTACATGGCAACATAACCACTGTTCGTCCCCGCCTCTAAAGGTCGTAGGAATGAATCGTCTTTCGTGAGCAGCTGCACCTGCGACAGCACTATTTAACTAGGCTCAACTAGGCGTACTGAGGTGGGATGA